TAATTAGTTTCAGTATCTATTTTAGGGTCAGCCCAAGCCGAAATATTAATATATAATGCTTTAGGGTTTTTATTGTTTACGCTACCATAAACAACGTTGTAATTTTGTAAATTTTGTACTTTTAATTCTTTTCCTTTTTTCATATTATACCTGGTTTTTTACAAGTATAGTAAAAAAAGTTTAATGTGTCAACCCCCCTTTATATAAGAGCACCAATAACCCAATTATAAATTGGGTAAATGTAATAATAGCAACGGTTGCAATCCATTTATTTTTTTGTCTGTAAAGCTCATCTTTGGCTTCTTTCATTTGGACTGGCGACCAAATATCGTTGACTTTTTCAATCCATGATTTCTGGTCAAATACTATTTTTTCAGTGTTTTTAAAATCAGATAATACACTATTCATTTCTTTGAAACGAGAATCAATATCCTCCCTCATTTTTTCATAGTTATCATTTAATCTTTCAAGTTCTTTTAAGACTAGTTTGCTGTAGTCTCCCCAAGTATCATTTTCAATTGCCATGTTCAACGAATTTTAAATTTATTAACAATTAGTTTTAATCTGTAACACATTGTTTCATAACACTTTAATTTATTATCACTATTTTTTTCTTCAAATAATATTTCTTCCGAATCATCAATAACATCTGATATTTTACCAACAACTTCTTTATAATGCATTTCTTCGCTAATATTTTTTTTATAATCAACGCTGCAAAGTTTATCAGACAACTCCTTTAATTTAATTAAATTTTCGTTTTTGACGTAATTTGCTGAAACCATATCTTTTTTTTTAATTTGTTTTCAAGTTATTTTTTAACTCAATCAATTTTGATATCTTGGTTAAAAATTCTTCTTCTTTAAGTTCTTGGGTATCTTCCAGTAACTTTTCTTTAACTTTAATTAATTTAATGGAAGATTCTGAATCAGATTCTTTTAAAAGACCATCAACTAGCACCACGCATTCATTAACAAATTTGGAATATAAAGTTTTTTTATTCTCAAAATTAGAATCAATTAAAACTTTTAATATTTCTTTTTCCGATTCTTCTAATGTACTGTATTTTTCGTTGTACTTTTCAACCATAAGATTGGTTAATATACTAACAGGTAATTCTATACTTTCATTTACTTCTTTCGCCTTGTTTGTTGTGATATATTTTGTAACATTTTTAATTTCTTCGGTAATCTTTTCTACATTTTTTGGTGTTCTTTTTGTGAACACTAGAGCAGATAATGACTCATGTAAATTTGATAAAACATAATCTTCAGAAAATTTATCTTTTGACCCTTTTAACAAATTAACAAGTATTAAATTTTCTTTTAATATGTCAGACGTTTTATACTTGTCTAATAGTTTTATGTTTTCAGAAACAAAAATATTAGCCGAAAAAGAATCCGTATCAATCTTATTTTCTAAATTATTATAAATTAAAAACTGTGTCTTTAATATTTCACTTTCTTTAATTGTTTTGATGTATTTTTTGAACAATTTTTTGCTCGAAACATCTTTTTTAACAATACCTTCTATAAGCAAATTATTAAAAACATTTTTTATTTTACCAAAATTTTGCATCTTGTATTTTTTATTTAATAAATATCATTATTTAACTAAAAAATTAATTTAATCCTCTAGCATATCGTCAATATCTTTAATCATTGTGTTAATACCCTCATTTATTTTAATATTTTTATTGTAAATCTTAACACTCTCGATTGGTTTTTCTTCTTTTTTAACTAAATTAATTAATTTGTCAACAAAAAATCCTTGGTATTTTTCAGTTCTTTCGGTTAGCTTACTAGATAAAACTTTCTTTTGTTCTACCAATAAATTTTCAATTTTTTTAATTCCTTCAGCTGTAGCTTCTGGGGTTTCCGCTGCTATTTCTTCAGCACCTGCAATTTCACCAGCTGCGCCAGCTTCAGCGCCTGCTTCAGTACTAGCCGCTGCCTCTTCACCTTCAGCACCTGCTTCACCACCAAAGTCCAAATCTTCACCTGTTGTGCCACCGCCACCGAAGCCACCACCTAAGCCACCTGCTGGGGCCGCACCGCCACCACCACCTTCTGCACCACCTTCAGCACCTGCGGCACCACCACCGCCTTCCATTGCAACATTTATGTCACCATAAAGTCTATCAACAACATCAAACATACCTGTATGCTTAATAACCTGAGCAGTATTTGCAATCTCAGCCGCAGCTGCTTTTTCCATTCTCTGTTCAAGTAAATCTTGCTTAATATCATTGTCAGAAAAACCAAGAATTTCTCTTTTGGCTCTTGTCATTGACATTGCACCAAATCCATTACCAGCATCAGCAACAGAATCTTTATACAACGTAACTTTTAACTGCATGTGTTCAACTTTAAGCATTTCAGCTTGTGTTGATGGGTTATTTAATGTTAGTGTAAAGTTATCTAAATCATCCTCAAACCCTAATAGATATAGGTGAATGATAATAATTTTATTCAACTCCTGTAACATAGCCTGTTGAATTCTATTAATAGTTCTTGAAAAACGAATATCTTGCATTGCAAGATTCTTACCTTCACCAGTAGCTTCTTCAAAACCTAAAAATGGTTTAGGAACTCTTAATGCGGTAAATAATTTTTTCTGTAGGTATTCAATATCAGCAATCTGGTCCAAATTAGAAGCACCAGGCAACGTATCAATTGGATTCGGTGCATCTTCGGTTCTAACAGGAATAAAATAATCTTGGTCGTTAGATAACTGATTATATCTTAAATCTACTTGACCAGTTTGTGGGTCAACCATAGGTGTTCTTTTAAACCTATTGGCAATCTCATTTACGTAAGATTCAACATCTTTATCATCAATATTACCTACAAATATTTTGTATATTCTTCTTTCAGGAGCTCTGGTTACACGGTATACCAACATTGCATCTTCTGATAATAATAATTGCTTCCAGATTCTTCTAGCTTTTTCTAATACACTAGTACCATACGGTAATCTTCTATCATCACCTAGCAATCTGAAATGAGCCATCTGCCATGAGTTAAACTCAACATCTCTACCTCTCCAATAAAACTTAACCTTATCTGTTTTATAATCTTCGTCACTTTTTTGTGTTAAAATATCAAATAATCCGCCATCTCTTCTTTCCATTTCATAGTTAGGCATTTGCTTAGCACCAACAACACCATTGTTGTCAGAAATATTAAGATATACAAAGTTATCACCATACTTACAATTTGACAAAAATACTCCAGAAGTCCTTGAGTATGAACCGTTTATATTTTTACCTAACACTGGGAAATTGTGTCTATCATGTTCATCATTTGGTCCAACTGCTTCTAAACAATAAACATCAGATGTTTCATTTAGTTTAACAACGGAAATTACTTTATGATTTAATAAAAATTTTTCTTTAGTTTTGCTTAAGTAAATTGCTTTTGATTTAATATATGATTTATCCAATACTAAACTAGGTTTTATATTTAAAACGTAATCAAAATAATTCTGATTCGTTTTTTTATATAAAACTTTATTCAATGTTGTTGAGTTAATTGATTTTGTAATGTCTTTATTAAATGTATAGTTAATACTAAACAATTCAATAAAATTTTTATCAGTTTTAAGAATTTCAGCCAATTTATTTATCCCAATGTAACCTTCAAAATTAGCAATCGTATTAGAGATGTAATTAAATGCTTCATCGTTAATACCAATGGTCATACCCTTACGAGTCTTTTCCTTAAATTCTTCTGATTTCCAATTATCAAGCATTCCTTTTGAACGAATTTTATTATGTTCAATATGTAAATTGCTATTATTATATTCTTTAAAATATTTAGGATAGATACCAGACATTTCTTTTGATAATCGTTCTTTCCTTGCATCAGACCTAAGATATCTATCAATACCTTCCATTCTTTTTTTAGTGACTTCTGGTAAATTTCGATAATTTTTTAAATGTTCAGAAGCCCTTTCATGTAAAATAGCGTGGTCACCAAATGTCATACGTCTTAAGTTACTTGGTAAGTTATCTTTCTTTTTAAAATTTATATGATGTGTTAACCATTTTTCATTTATTGTTTTTTCATGCTCAGCATTTTTAACACAATTATTCGCAACTATTCTATGTGTATATTCGTATTTATCGGTGTTAGGGTTAAATACTTTTTCATAACCACTTATCTTATCTTTTTTTTCTGTACTAGTAAAGGTATAAAAAGGCATTAATGATTGACCTTCAGTTAATTCATCGGCTCGTTTATATGAACCATCCCTAAGCATATATTCATGGTCGGGTGTCGTGTCCAAATGCGTATTATCATCTAATGTAACCCTTATTAATTCAGAATTTTTTCTGGTAAGGTCACACCAAATAATTTTACTAGGAACGATTGCTTTTGTACCATCCTGTATTGCATAAGACCAAATT